GGAAAATCCGGATGTATTATTTGCGGACAACAGGGAGCTTGAAACCACTTTATGCGATGGAAGAGCATTACTCATCAAACCTGATATAAAGATGGATTTCAGGCATATGCCATACGGAAATAACACATTTAAGGTGGTAGTTTTTGATCCGCCACATCTGAAGTATGCGGGAACCGGATCATGGTTGGCTGCGAAGTATGGAATATTACCTGCAGACTGGCCAGAGTACCTGAAACAGGGATTCGATGAGTGTATGAGAGTTCTTGAGCCGGACGGCCTTTTGGTTTTTAAATGGAATGAGGATCAGATAAAGCTATCAGAGGTTTTGAAAGTTTTTGAAAAGAAACCGCTTCTTGGAGACCAGAGAGGAAAGACCAGATGGCTTGTATTTATCAACTGAACGGTGCGAGAAACCGGAAGAGGTGTAAAAAATCCCAGCGGAAGAGCCGCCGGGAAAACGGAAGTCTCATGCATTCAGCTTTAACAAAAGACCATCCTGTAAAATCTGGGAGCAGTTAATTCCACGTTTATCAGCCATGGAAGCCATCCATGCAGGAAGGGAAACGTTCTTACGGACGGATTTTGTATCAGTTTTGCTCCGGTAAGAAATCGTGTCAATGGAAATCAAGGATATAGATTCGCTGTGATCCATAGAAATTTCCGCCTGCGGAGTGGGGGCAACAATTTCGAGTCCCTCATCTTCGGCGACAACGAGCCAGACAGATGCTGCGTCCGTGATCTGGTTGATGGCATCCTGAAGGCTGGAACCGGTAGTAATACATCCCGGAAGATCAGGAACTTTGGCATAATAGCCGGAGCCGTCCTCAATCGGTGTAAATATTGCAGAATAAATATATTGCATAATATGCCTCCTTTCAATAATGGATAGAAAAGGTCTTTTAACGCTTTCTATCGATGTGAGCCTCTTTGAAGATGTATTTCATGTCATTTTCATTGAAATCGTGACGTTTGACAGGAATGGTGCTTTTAGTTTCTGGATTAAAATAAATATCGTGGTTAGCACCGTTACGCTTGAGGTAATAACCGGCAGTTTCCAGAGATTTAATAGTCGTTTGTCTTGGATTCATTATGCACCTCCTTTGATGATATTATTATACACAAAAATGTGTATAACGTCAACAAAATAATACACAAAAATACACAAAATAAATTAGTAACTTTTACAATAGTGCAGCAGTCCCCACACCAGAGCAGCAGTTCACACACCCGGGCAGCAGTTTTCGAAGTTGCACCGGTGCAACAATTTTTTAGGAGGAAGGTAAAACATGGACAAAAACATTCTGGAGCAGTATGAAGATCTCAAAAGAGAGTATGAAGATATTAAAGAGCGAATCAGAAAGACGGAGGCGGATCTGGAGAAGTACGACAGCCGCTATCAGGTGCAGGATAGTGTTAGCGGTGGGCAGGGAGGCATCCAGCACTTTACGATAAAAGGTTTTCCATATCCGGAATATTCAAAGAAAAAAACATTGTTGCAAAAGAGGAAGCTTCAGTTGGAAACATTAAATGAAAAATTGAAAAATACATTGGATGAAGTAGAAAAATATATTGATTCTATCGAAGATTCGAGGAAACGCACCATTTTAAGATACCGCTATATGGATGGAATGACATGGCGGGAAACAGCTAAAAAACTAGGATCGGGCAATAACGAGGATTCCGTCAGAATAGAGATTGATCGTTATATAAAAAAACATCCTGCCGGATAATTGAAAAAATTTTTTGCAAAAATATGAAAGTGTTCGGTTTGTTCGGTTTTTATGTGCTATAATGTTAATGTCCCCAAAGAAGGATAGAAAAGGCGGCGGCGCTCTGATGCGTCCGCTGCTTTTTCTATGCCCTAAGAAAGCATGACACCCCGCTATACCCCCGCATACCATGGAAGAATCAAAATTAAAATGGATTAAAAGTTTAATAGCAAAGAACGATATGCATGAGTTCTACGGTTCAGCGGAATGGCAGGAACTGGCCGCCAGAGCCCGGGATGAGCAGCACAATGAGTGCCAGATATGCAAGGCAAGAGGATATTATTCGCCATGCGAAGCAGTACATCATATCATGCACGTAAAAAAGAACCCGGAACTTGCACTATCCATTGAAAATCTGGAGTGTCTGTGCCGGACATGCCATGAGGAAGTACATAAAGATAAAAAATTTACAAATGTAGAGCGGTGGTAATACCCCCGGTGAAAAAAATCAAAAATTCCGGAGGGTTCCCGACCGCCCGCATACCCGACAAAAGAAAAATCTCGCGCACGCGCGTGAGAAAAAATTGACCATAAGACCGGAGGAAGGAGGGCAATATGGCAGCAATCGCGATGACGGAAAAGACCATAAGAGAATCCTTAAGAGAGCAGGCAATCATGAAGAAACTGGTAACAAAATCAGCGGATGGGACCATGATCGTGCGCCCGGATGTGGCAGATCTGATCGAACAGTACATCTATATGTTCAAGCAGATCAAAGAGATGAAGGCAAGCATCAAAAAGGACGGAAGGACTTATGAGGCGGTATCAGCAGCCGGGAAATATTACGAAAAAGAAAATCCGGCGGTAAAGGATCTGATCCTGTATAACCGGCAGATACTTGCCATCAGGAAACAGCTAGGTCTTGATTTGGAAGGGGCTGAACTGGAGGAGGATGACGAACTGTAAGGAGATTGACGAATACATCAGTATCGTCCGGACAGAAGAATACCCGGTATGCAGGGAACAGAAACAGCTATGCGACCTGATCGAGCGGGCATTTGCGGAGGAAAAAATCCATATTGACGCCGGACAGCTCGAAAAGTACATGGATTATCAGAAATATTTTAAATATGACCTGTTCCCATGGGAAAAATTCCTTTTTGCGCTGCATAACTGCGTGTACCGGGAGGATGGGATGTTGAGATGGCCGGAACTGTTCGCGTGCGTCGGAAGGGGCGCGGGAAAGAACGGATATCTCGCATTCGAGGATTTTTCCCTGCTCACGCCGACCAACCGGGTGGATGAATACAACATTGATATATTCGCGAATAGCGAAGCTCAGGCAATGACAACGTTCAAGGATATTTACAACGTGCTGGAGGCGAACCAAAAGAAAATGGAGAAGCATTTCCGGTGGAATCTGGAAGTAATCAGGAATTTAAAGACAAATTCAGAGTTGAGATTCCGCACGTCGAACCACAAGACAAAGGACGGTGGAAGACCCGGAAAGGTCGATTTTGACGAATACCATCAGTATGAGAGCTATAAGACCATCGAGGTAGCAAAGACAGGTTTAGGGAAAAAAGAGTACCCGAGGGTAACCATCATCACGACCAATGGGGATGTGCGGGACGGACCGCTGGATCACAAGCTGTCCGAAGCGGAGGGCGTGCTGAGCGGGAAAGTGCCGGACAACGGCACATTGTTCTTTATCTGCCGGCTGGATGACAAGGAGGAAGTCCACGATAAACGGATGTGGCACAAGGCGAATCCGTCGCTGAGATATTTTCCAAACCTCCTGAGCGAGATGGAGCGCGAATATGCCGAATATAAACAGGATTCCTTCGGAAACAGCGCATTCATGACGAAGCGCATGAACCGCCCGTTAGGGGACGCGGAAAGCGGCGTGACCAATTGGGACAATATCGCGGCCACGGCGAAGGAAATCCCGGATCTGTCAAGATACGCCTGCATCGGAGGGCTTGACTATGCGCAGACATCCGATTTCGTGGCGGCAGGGCTTTTGTTTGAGGATAAAGACAACTGGTACTGGATTACGCACAGTTGGGTGTGCAGGGCTTCCAAGGACTGGAACCGGATCAAGTTCCCAATTGAGGAGGCACAGGCGCGGGGGCTTCTTACCGTGGTGAATTCGGTAGAGATACCGCCGGAGCTTCCGGCGGAATGGTTCGCAGAGATGGGAAAGAAGTATAACATCGTGAAGATCGCCTATGACTCCTTTCGGCACACATGGATTGAGAAAGCGTTCCGCAACATCGGTTTTGACGCGGAGAAGGACGGCAACAAGAACATCATCCTCACGCGCCTGCAAGACCAGATGAAAGCGGCGCCGATGATATCCAGCCAGTTTGCAAACCAGAGAGTGATCTGGGGAGATAATCCGCTCATGCGATGGTACACAAACAACGCGAAGCAGGTCATGGACGCGCGGGGCAACATCACATATGGAAAAATAGAGCCAAAGTCAAGAAAAACCGATGGTTTTATGGCGTTCGTGGCGGCGGCGACACAGATAAACAGCATTCAGGGGTGGAACGATACACAAGACGAAAGCCTCTTGGATGTATATACCTACTAGGAGGCGGGAAATGGGCGCTTTTACAAAGTGGCTGTCCGATCTGTTCGGAGCGGCAAAAGCGGAAGAAATTGAAACAAACGGATACCGGATCACACCCGGCAGGGACGTGCCACTTGAAATTGAGCATATCGCCATCCAGTCAGCGGTGGGGATCATTGCGGCAGCAGTCGGGCAATGCAGGTTCCGGACGTTCATGAACGGCGAAGAGGTTATGGAAGCCGAGTATTACACATGGAACTATTCCCCGAATGCAAACCAGAGCAGCACGCAGTTCCTTCAGGATCTTGTGGAGACGCTGATTTATAACAACGAGGTGCTGGTGGTAGAGCAAGGCAGCCAGCTCTATGTGGCTGATAATTTTTCCTATACCATCGAAGGAACAAAAGAGGCGGTGTACCGGAACATCACGGTAAACGGCGAACAGATACCGGACAGAAAAGCGCGTGACGTGCTGTATCTGAGGATGTCAAATACCGATGTACGCCCGTATCTGTCCGGGCTTTGCCATCAGTACGAGGCAATCATCGCAAAAGCCTTGGAAAGCTACGAGAAGGCGGGAGCCGACAAAGGATTTTTAAACATTGACGCAGCCAAGCGGGGACTGATCGACTATGACAAATACCAG